CCTCGAAGCAAGGCCGGGGCGGGGTAGTATCCCCCCCCATCTGGCCAACCGTCGCCGCCATTGGTTGGAACCGGGGCGGCCCTAGAAGGTTTTCCAATCTTTCGACAGCGGCAAATCCCTGTTTCTGTCCACCGCGCGGGTGGGGGAGGGGGGTATTAAACGATCAGACTTCGCGCGGTTGCAACATCGATGTGCAAGCTGCAAGTTCTCAAGCGCAGACGGATCACCATTGCGTGAAATAGGAATGATGTGATCAACCGTTGCGCTCATCGGGTCAGGAAACTTCAGCGACTTGTCCACCGGCTTGCCGCAAATGCCGCAGATGCTTTGCGTTGCAAGTATAATCTTCCTGTTGGCCTCGAACTGAGCCCGGTGGGGGCCATTTCGATCAGGCCGCCCGATTTTGGTTACCCCCCCCATTGTTATCACCTCTTTATGGTTTGATCCGTCGCCCCGCCGTGGCGGATCGTGGCTATTACGCCTCCCGCCGCCCGGAAAGGAAAACAGGCGGCACATCCCTAGTTAAACCAAGCAAGGAGGAAACTTGGTTATAAAGCTGCGGTAGCTCTCTTGCGCGTACCGTCCAAGTGGATGATAGGAGTATCAAGAGAGTTAGGTTTATAGCTTTGAAGTTCCCCATAGCCGCCATACTCCAAAGCGCTGGCGGTATTAACAAAGAGCTTATCCACTTTCATAACGGAGCAATTGGTAGTTGATACTCGGTAATAAGCGTTCTTAACAATGGCTGGGGTATGTACATGGGAATGAATGTAAACATCCGCATCCAAGATAGAGGCAAGCTGGGTAAGCCTGTTCACCTTGGCCCCTTCCGTCCGGCCAGAGCCGGAGCCATGCACACAATAAACGGTATAGGTAATTAAGCGGTTATGGTTATGTCCGGTATCCTTGCCCAAGCGGATAAACAGGAGAGCGGAAGTAGGAGAGTAGCGCTCCGCTATCCCAAGCTGGGAACACATTACCTCCGTTAAATCCAAGCCATCGGATTTATAAATCCTAAGCTCGTGATTGCCTGGTAGCACCGCAAGAATCTTATCCTTGATAGGCTCAAAGATCTTGGCACATTCCTTGAGCTGTTCCATCGGCTGGAGGGAAGCGCCGTAGGTATCCCCAATGCTTGAGGCTATGGCCGCATCCATCAAATCACCGTTTAAGATACAAAAGGTATTTTCTGTATCCCGGATGTAAGAGATCCAAGATTGGATCCTCTTATAATCCGCGTGGATATCCCCCAAGTGCAAATCCGCAAGAGGAAGGATATTTATTTCCTTAAACTCTCCGCCCAGATTATGCTTAATAACCTTCATATCCCACCCAAAGAAAGAAGAGGGAAAGCCGGTCAAAGCTTTTCCCTCTTCTGGATGGTAGCATTATATATCCGTTTATGGGGCAAAAATTCCGCTTTTTGTCCACCGCTTAAAGCTCGGATACATAGCCAAGCTCATAAGCGCAAGCCCCAAGGATTTTGTTAATACGCTGATAAGCTGCGGAGCGGGACAATCCTACCTTCATCCCAGCCCCCTCTACCGTATACTCCCGCCGCCAATAAACAAGCTCAATGAGCTTTAAGTCTATCTTATCCAGATTGGCCAAGGCTCTTTTAATGGCCTCGCAAGTAATCTCAAGCCGCCGGATGTACGGAGAGGAAACAATCCGGAAGGTTACCTCCTCGGTAGTACGCTTGGCCTCCCCTCCGTCAACACCGGCGGTTAGAGAGTAGCCTTGCACCGGGGAAGGGATAAGCTCATTCTTAAACTCTTCAAGCTGGCGGCAATCCTCCCGGTAGTATTGTAGCTGCCACTCTACCGTAGCTTTGATACTTGGGGATAAATCAAACTTGTATCTCACCCCATCACTCCTTTATAACGCTCATCATAAGGAACAAAGAGAGAGCCAACATACTGTTTTATTTCCCTGTCCATTACATCTTTTGAATACCAAAGCTCCGCATCCTCTTTGGAATCCTCCAAGATATCCCGGCCATACTCATTGGCTACCTCTGCAAGCACCTTATCAAATTCTTTGAATTTTGCTTCCCTAAAGCCCATCCGGCCAAGGGCAAGAGTAACCATATCCAGTTCAAAGATTCTGGCAAAGCGCCGGGCCTGTTCCTCCCGGATCTCCTGGGATTTCTGGATCCGTGCCATGAAAGCGGATTGTTTAGCCATTCTTATCCTCCATCCGGGCCGGGATATCCATAAGCTCCGGCTTCTTTTCCTCCGTCCACGCCAAGCCGCAAAGGTTCCAAATGGCCGCTATTAAATGATCCTCGTCTCTCTGGCCGTCCATATACTTAAGTATATGCCTTAAGGCGCTATCCGCGAAAGAGTGAGCCGGGATACCCCGTTCCCAATTGCGCTCTTCATACTTTAAGGCTCCGTTTTCATAGTGCTTGGCCAGCCGGAGAAGTACACACATTGGGAGAAGATCGCAACGCCCCTTGCCCTGGTGGAGATCCCGGACGGCTCCGGAGCCAAAGCTTGTACGCTGGCCGGAATCACGGATAACGGGGATAAACTCGGTTGGCTCCGCCCCCTCCACTCTGGTATCTAAGGTGCAATTGGTGCATGGTATCTCATCTGCAAAGAGTTCTTTATATCTACACCTATCGCAAAAGCTGTTGTTATCAATGCTCATCACTCGCCCTCCTCTGCCGGGATGATGGTGGGAGCGTCCTCAACCATAACGCGAAGCGTATCAAACGCCGCCAAGAGGTGCATCTCCTGCCTGTCCATTTTCGGATTCTTTTTCAAGGCTTCAAGCGTGGTTATCATCGCTTCTTTCAGCCATTTCTCATCAATCAGCCTCCCATGCGGCGGGACGGGGACGGCTGTGTATTCCGTCCCATCCTCAAACGCACATCTGCCGTCTGGATAAATGATAAGCACAGCGCCGTTTTTCTTTTTCGGCATCTCCATGCCACGAATCAGTACGCTCATTCTGTTCCCTCCACCGGCGGCTGTGGTAGCGGCATCCAATGGGTCGGGTCGGTATCGCAATCCGCGCACCATCCCTCATCGGTCATAGCCCGCCAAAACAGAATGTTCTCGTCCCCATCAAACCAACACGCCACAGCCATATCGTTGTTTTTATAGCGAACAAGTACATATTTTCGCTTCTCCGGCAACCGCTCATCCACGGGAATCCAACGGGGTCTGCCAGCAACAGCAAGCTGAAATTTCCTTAACGCTTCGTTCGCCTCTTTCTCCCAGAACGTCTCCCACTCTTTTGACCGCTCAAGGTCAGCAGTCAGTTCCTCAATGGCATCGGCGGCTTGCCACCATAGCGTCTCTTCTGCTCCACAGCTTGTTTCTTTCAGCCGCTTTACCAGCTCGTCATCCATCATTTGCCCTCCTGTTCCATGCTTCAATGGCGCTCGGCCTTTCGTCATGCCAAATATTCAAATCGCCTGTTCTTGACAGGTTTGCCGAAATATAACCATAAGCTCCCGGCGCTGTCGCGTTGCAATTTACGCACCTGATCGAGAAGTCGAACCTCACAGAATCGCGGTTTGTTGCCATGACTTCAATTCCGCTCTGCTTAATAGCCGCTTTTCCGCCGCAAAACGGGCAAGGTTTAAGTTCCATCAGCTTTCCTCCATCTTCGCCCCGCAGTTGGGGCAGAAGTGATAATCGTTCATGTCGGGCGTTCCCTCCGTCAGAACAAACTCCTCGCCGCAAGCAGAGCAAGCCCACATATTCCAACCGTAGTAATCGTCATCACGGTCAATCCATTTCCCCCGCACTACAGGCCGCACATCGGCGGCGGGGATAGAATCAAGAATCGTAAGCGCCCACGCATCCTCATAGCTCCGTCCGGGTCTGTGTTCGTCAATCTCTCTGCGGAACGCCTCGCGTTCGATGTATTCTTTCTCAGCCATCCTCTTCCTCCTCTTCTTGCGCTTCCATAGCCGCATCCGCCTTATAACAATGCTCACAATCCAAGGGGCAATAATCCCCATCACAGATTCCCGGGGTATATAACCAAAGATCACTCATTCTTTTTGCTCTCCTTTTCCTTGATAATTTCCGGTACAACATAATCAATCATCTGGATAGCCTTAACAAAGCGTTTTCAAGCTTCCACGGAATCAAAATAAAACCGGAAATATTCCCCCTCAATTTCTGAAATATCAGTTTTTCCCATTTCAAGCGGTTCCCCTCCACACTCGGGCTTCAGCTGCGCGATTGACAAACCGAAAGCCAAAGGGCCACGGAGCGGAATAAACACCTTATCCGCTACGGATCCATAACGGAAAACACAAAAAGGAACATCTTTATTTCTCATAAGCTACCTCCCTGGCCGCATTCATCAAAAAATCAATTTGTCTCCGGAAATAGGTAAGCTGGCTCATGTCTAGCCCATGTTGCTTGTTGAGCCGGTCATTTTCCGCCCGGAGATAAGCCACTTCCCTCCGGAGCCTCTGGATCTCATAATCCGTTTCCGTCATATTTTTCCTCCTTTTCTTTGTTCTTGTAGAAAAACTGAATATAATTTTTGGCCAGCTCATCACAAACCGCCTTATCCCCCGGATTGGCTCTAAACCACTCATAGCAATAAGCCAAGCCAAGCCACAAATGGCGCTCCGCCCAAGACATATCCGTTAGCTCTTCAAAGTTGTAAGCGGCTACCTTGATCTCCGCTAAACTGTAACTCAAAACGGCAACTCTTCCTCTCTGATAGGCTTGTAAAAGCTTGTGCCAATTTTCTCCCAACCATAAACCTTCTCTCCGCGCTGTTCATCTTCAATATCCACAATTCTCTTGGTTTTGGGAGAATAAACAACTCTCACGGCATTATCGTTTCTGGTTAGAAGCGTTCCGGTTATTCTGTTCTTAGTGATCTTCACAAGACTTTCATAACCATCCTCGGAATCTGGCGCTCTGGAGTATTTGATAACAATATCCGCTTTGTTAGTGATATCGGAAGAACCGGCCACCAAATCATTATCATCCTGGACACTATCAACGGATCCCTTTTTCGGATGGGCCACAAGGATAATTACCACTTGATACTTGGTAGCTATGGCCTTGAGCCGACCCACAAAGTTGGATTGTGCAAGATAGAGATTGCTTTGCTCGGTTACCTTATCCATAGCCGTCATAAGGTTATCAATACAAATCATCTGGGCGTTATATTGCTGAATAACCTTTTCAATGGTATCCGGGAGAGATTCATACTCCGCGCCGTCAACTATGTAATTATTGTCATAGATGTAAGCGCGATTCCTGTACCAATCATTTATCTTGTGGATTACCCCGTCTTCAAGTGAGTATTCCGGTTGGCCCCATGGATCCGTGGTTTCCTCAATATGCCTACTCCCGGCCAACTGATAATCAAGCCACCGCTTAAAATGAAAATCCGCAAGCTCACCGCTATAGACAAATACCGTTTTACCGCTATCCAAGGCAGAGCAAACGATTTGAGACATGAAAGTTGATTTACCATCCCCGCGCTTTCCGGTTAGGATAACTAGCTGCCCCATGGCCATCCCCTTGATAGCCTTATCAACCCCCTTGATTCCGGTTAATATCTTCTCCATCTTGTTGATATCAACCGCTTCCACATCGGCAAGCTGTTTTACATTCTCAAGCTTGGGGATCTCCGCTTCCTCAATGCACCGCTGAACCGCCTTAACTCCGTATTTCCGTAAGATATCATTAGCGTCCTTTTCGCCAATGTAATCTTTCATCCTTACGGCCTTAATAATGATGGTCTTAGGGAGCCGTGCAATAAGGGTATCAAGGAGAGTGATTTTTCCATGCTCACAATCTCCGAAAACAACGATCTCCTTAAACTGAGTGATCCACACATAGCAATTTCTGAGCCATGTAAAGCCGCTTGCTCCGGTCGGCACGGAAACGGCGTTATCAAACCCCGCCTCCGCAACCGATAAGGAATCAATCTGACCCTCTGTTATAATCAGCCGCTCAAAGCCGTTACAATGATTCATCCCAAAAAGGATGGGCTGAGTATCCCGCTCAAACCACTCCTTATTCTTATCTATCCCCTTCTTAAAATCCGTCTTGCGATATTTCACGGAAACAAGCTTTCCGGTTTCATCGTAGAAGGGGAAAACCAGAATCTTGGAGTTACCGCGCTGAGTAGTGATTTGATACTTCTTGGTTACTGCCTCACTAATGCCACGGCTCTTCAAATACTCGACAGCTGCGCTTGATGTATCAATCTTTTTCTGGGGGAGCGGTCGGTATATCTTTTGCGGTTCAAAATCAAGCCGATAATCCATATCCCGGCAAAGCTCCACAAAGTGGCCGGATTGATTGCAAGAGGATCTCAAGCACTTAAACGCGCCGGAAATGAGATTAACCGAAAAAGTGTACTTGTCACGATGAGCGCCGCCCTGGCAATAAGGGCAATACTTAAATTCTAACTCATCCCCCTTTTCCCGCGTCTCATAGCCGAAGGACTTGGAAAAATCATAAGCATCCTCACGCTTGAATATATAACTCATGTTCCCCAAAACTCCTTCCACTCTTTTTCAGTCTGAAACCGTCCAACAAACTCCGGCGGGATATCTCTTTCCCAATCCCTATTTTCATTCGCCGGAGGCGCGGCTATATTCTTAACTTCTTTATCTAATCTTATATTCTTTGATTGGTGCCCGTTGCCTGCCCTTTGCCTGCCCGTTGACTGCCCGTTGGCCTGCCCAATGGCTTGGTAGCGGTCGTAGTTAACTATTGTAATTACTGAGAAATCGTGATATGTACGGCCTGCCACTTCGCCTGTCCGTTTTAAGTGATTTAGTGCTGTTCTAACGGACTTAACAGAAATTCCCAACTCTTTGGACAAGCTCGGATAGCTGGTAACTAGCTGCCCCCTGTGAACGGGTACCCCCATAAACTTGGCATCCTTGATATTGGCTTTAAGGATGAGATGGAGGAAAACGGCCTTGGTATTATTGTCCTTGTACCATTCCCAATCAAGAATATTCCGATCCAGTTTAACCCAAGTCGATTTTTCAGCCATCCGGACTATCACCGTCCATGGTAATAACGGCCTTATAACCTTCATCTACAAGGCTCAAGATTTCACGGAAGGCGGCTTCATCATCCGGCTCAAACCGGAGCACCTGGCATAGCTCAAACGGCTCCGCCCCTTCAAAAAAATCTTGTGGGTTATGAGTAAAGATTGCTTTATACTTCATTCTCCACCATCCTTGTTAACGCTTCTTTCCCCTCCCGATAAAGGATATCCCGGATAAGCTTTCCCGTGGTTCTCCGCTGGCAAAAGATAACTTGGCAATCATACCTTGCAAGCCAAGCCAAGAGGGAGGCAACAAGCGCCTTTGGATCCATCCGGGAGCGGTAATCCCCGCTATAGGCGCTCTCCCAAGATTCCCCCTCTACCAGAAGATAGAGCTTTACCCCCGCCGCCTTTGCTCTTTCAAATTCCGCCGTAAACCTCCGGCGCTGTTGACAATAGCAATTGGCCAGCTCGGTAAAATCCATCTTCCGCTCAATGGCCACCGGGAGGCGGTAGATCCGGCCCCCCGGAAGCGTAAACCTTGCGGAATAATCCCCGGCATCAAGCTTCATCCGGCTCCATTTGGGGAAGGCTTTAACGCGGCCCCGGAAAGCGGGTGTATCCTGTTCTCTGGTATCAATCGTGATAACCATACTTTCCAAGGCCGCTTCAATCTCCGCCGGATGCATGGATTAGAAGGGGAGATCATCTTCCGCCTCGGCGGCGGCGTAAGTAGGCACATCGGATACCGGCTTATCCTTGAGGGGTTTGTCCTTGGGGATCCGGAATTTGCCTTCACGGATAGCGGCGGAATCCGTCACGCTGGAAGCTTCTGTAGTCCATCCATGATTTCCGTTAAAGTCATACTCACGATTCCGGAAGAGGATACCAAGCTCCTTGCCCTTGAGCTTGGATTCATCCCAATCCCAAGTGTATCCGGGGTTGGAATCCTCCAGAGAGGCGGCAAAGTTATTAAAGCTTCTCACCGTCCATCCGTCCATCTCGGAGCCGTCCCCCTTGGGGATATTGAGGCGGAGATTGCCGCGCCACTTGCGCTCCGGATTGCTGTTGTTGTCCCAATCCCGCTTAAAGAATCCGGTATACTCTCCCTCCGTGATATCAAAGGAAAGCACCAGAACATCACCAAAGCGGTAATTCTCCACCTTTGCCGCCATGATCTTGCACACATAGCCGCCGGCGGGGATAACCTCTCTGGGGCCGGCCATCTTCTCTTTCTTGAATCCGTTGTAATTCTTAATCATTTTTTACCTCCAAAATTTGATTTTCAAAATCTTCATCGTTGAGGAGTGGGCACCGGCTCCCAACATACTTGGCCGGATACTCGCTCACCTCGCCGGTAATTCCGCACCGCCCGGAGGCGTCACGGAAATAAAAACATTGCTTACAATTGATGTCAGCGTTACCTCGCAGATCTACGGGCCAATATTGCGTCACGATGGCCCGCCCACGGATGTAAGAGCTGACGCCGGAGTCAAAACTCGCCATTGTACCTCCTTATAATTCATCTTTGTTATTCTCAACCGCCACGATAGCGGCAAAGAACGGATAAAACTGTTGCGGAACCACCGAATTGCCTAAGCATTTAAGTCTGTCCACCCTGTCGGGTAACCCATCAACCACTCGATCCAGGTCGGGTTCATCAGGCCAATCTTGCCAAGCGGAGTGCATTCGAGGAGCTCGTCCAGTTGGTGCCTGTATTGGTCGCTCGGCTCTCTCTCTCTCTCTCTCTCTACTTGAACATTCTGTGAAGTCCAATAACGGTTTGTTGGGGCCCCCTTGTAGTCTGACGCTCTCGGCGTTGGGATCAGCTTGGTAAACTGTTGCTCGTAGCCCATCAACCACTCCAAAAGCTGCGGATTGGTTCTCCCACCGTTTCCGGCTGAGAGGCTCCGCCGTTCCTCCTCGGTGATCAGGCCCACCTTGGCCATCCTGTCTAATGTCTTCCGAGCTCCGGAGCAACCCCCTAGCGTAGCGCTTGCCTTTGGCGTGGGCCAGAATGGCAACTCTGTATCGCCGGTGCGGGGCGTCGACACCGCAAGCTGGAATAATAAACGCTTGGCTTTCGTAATTTTCGGCATCCAAGTCAGCAAGCACCTGGTCGAGTGCCATATTGACGATCCCAGGCACATTTTCACCAACGATCCAAGCGGGCTCGAGTTCCCGTATAACTCTAAGCATTTCCGGCCAGAGGTAACGGTCATCGTCTTGGCCGCCTCGTTTCCCGGCGACGGAAAACGGTTGGCATGGGAATCCTCCGGAAATAATGTCAACTGTTCCCAACCCTGTTCTTTCATAGAAACTCTCTTTCGTTAATGTCCGTATGTCACGCCAGCGGGGGACATCCGGCCAATGTTTCTCAAGCACCTTTGTTTGATAATCGGCCCATTCACATTGGCCAACTGTACTGATCCCCGCCATCTCGGCAGCGAGATCTAACCCTCCTATTCCGCTGAATAATGACAAGTGCGTCAGAATCATAGCGACCAGTATTCCCGGATCTGCCGATCTACGAAAGCCAGATCATTAGGGATCTTGATATCCGGAAATAACCCTTCCGGGCTTTTCGCCGTGGTATAACCGTCACTCTGGGTAATGAAATAATGATTATTCCCTTCTACGGCGGTTAGAAGCACAATATCAAAGCACCCCTCAAGAGTTAGATACTGGTCAATCATCCGGCCCACCGTCTTGGCCTTAACTTTTCCGGTATTGCTGTCCGTCTCTGTATGATGGAGAAAATAAACAATCACATCATCCGGGAGCGCGTGGTTAACGGCGTGGATAAGGTTTCTAAAGGCTAAAGCCATATCGGTATACTTCTGATAGCCGGTATCCTTGGCGCGGTCAAAGAGATCATTAACCAAAAGATATTGGCTATCATCAATGACATACCGCTTTAATTTGGGAGCGCGGAAGATCTGGTTAATATCGGAATATGTGGCGTGTTTCTTTACCTTGAAATCCCCTTTGAAGGGGAGCCGCCCCTTTTCCACGGAAAAGATACCAACCTCATCCGGGGAGAAATTCTTAATGGAATATGTTTTCCCGCTCCCGGTTTCTCCCATGACTAGCACCGGAACACCCATCAAAGCCCCTCCTTTTCCAATTTGTACTTTTCGATAGCATCGGAAGCGCGGGAGAGAGCATCCCACATTTCCTCCAGATTCTCCCTAGCTGCCAAATAGTTATCTCTGGCCTTTGCAAACGCGGCCTCAAGCTCTGCAAGTTTCTTATCCGCCATGGTTATTAGTCCTCCTGGATATTGGCGATCCTATCCGCCGCAAAGCTGGTACCAAACGGGTAATCTGGGCAATTGTTTAAGTACCAATAGTTGTTATCCGGGCGGTAAAGCCAAGTTCCGTGATAGATGGGAGAGGGGTACCCCGGCTTGCTGGGGATAAACTGGGCGCTCCCTCTAAACATTTTGTAGCCTTCACAAACAAGCATCATTTAACCTCCTTAAATATGCCATTTCTCAATTAACTCATCTAAGCGCCTTTGGAAGTCCATAGCGGGGAGTTTCGCATACTCCCGGAGTAATTCATCCTTATCCCGCTCATATCCTCTCAAGCGCTCCTCATACGGTTTAAGCCAAAGAGGATTAGTAATCCTGTTCTTCCTCTTCTTCATCCTCATCCTCCTCATCATCCGGATCCTCATAGCCAAACCAAGGCGGATATCCGGTTCTCTCCATGCTCCGGATTATTGGATCATCTGGTATAAGGATCATTCTGGGCGCTCCTGTATGATGGAATCCCAATACCAAGGATTGAGGGGGATATAGGGGCCGGAGTTATCGTTATCCCACCGGCGCTCCGGATTAACCGGCTCCAAACCGCCCTCGGCGTAGTCAAGCCGCCGCCGTAGGCTCTTGTTTTCTTTGTGCAGACGGATAATAACCGCATACTGTAAAAGGCAAATCGTCATGAACACCGCCACCAGAACAAGGGCGGAAACGGGGATCTTAACAAACATGGTTTTTCCTCCTTAAATTTCTTTGTAAGTGTACTTGCGGCCCAGACGCCGAAATCCGCCACGGATGGCCACATCGTCGATCATTCTGTCTTTATCGATCTCGGCCTTGAGGATCTCGATGGGCTTTTTCCACTCGGCAAACTTCTCGCAGTCGCCGTGGCACGCCGGGGAGCGCTCTTTGCAATCTTTGCATGGACAAGTTTTCATATCCGTGGTAAACTCCTGTTAGGTTGATTTCCTAGCCGCTTTCTCCGTGTACCAGACGGAGGAGGCGGCGCTTTTCATCTATCGGATATAACTAGCTCTTGCTTGAGGCCAAGTGCCCTTAAAATGGCTTCTCTCTCTTTTGGAGGCCACTCTAACGGGGGCTTGTTCCAGAAATGCCGGAGCCGGTCATATCCGCATCCGATCTCCTCCGCCAGCGTCTTGAGGCTCTTTCCCGTCTGCGCTTGTCGGCAGAGGATAGCGCCCCTGGCGGGGTCGAGCGGGGCCGGTCTGGAATATTTGTCGCCTAGCTTTGTCCGTGGCATCAAATCACCCCGACTTTTGCCTTTTCTCTCCCTTGGGGAACAACGATTCTAAGCGTCTGGCCTTTTCTTCGGGTGATAACACCCTTGGTCTTGGATCTTTGCCGAATCGTAGTTCGTGGAGGGAGCAATTTTCGCAAGGGCACATTTTGACCTCGATCACATTGTCACAACAGCAATCCAGACAATGCGCTCGGATTGCCTTTAGGATCTCTGCTTTGGTCATTTCTCCTCCTTTTTATCTACTATAGTAGATGCTTAGAACAAAAAAATTTCACTCGGTTTTACGCCCAGAACCTCGGAGATCTTGGCAATGGTCTGCGTATTAACATTGACCTCCTCATTGTTCTCGATCTTGCTAATGGTCGCACGGGAAAGCCCGGTTTTCTTTGCTAGATCTGTCTGGGTGATCCCGCACGCCTCACGGCAAGCCTTAAGCCTGTTTTTGAGCATCTATTCACCTCCTCATAAAACCGAGCCCTGTCGCTAGTTGATCATAGACTCGATCAAATTCTTCCGGAGGGAGATCTCGGATTGCTTTGTACTGATACATAAAATGGATGATGTCACAATCCATACCGGCAAGATTGCACCGGTCGAAACATTTCTCAATTGCTTTTTCCAGTTTCATGTCGTTTCCCTCCGTGTCTACTTTCGTGGACAATGAGAATATACCATAGTGGAAATAATATGTCAACTAAAGTAGACGAATTTTATGTTGACTTTCTTTTGTAACTATTGTAAACTTTAGTTGACAGGAGGGGGTAGACATGAAAATCGGCGACTATATTAAAAAATACAGAGAAGAGCACGAGCTGTCAGGCCGTGCATTTGCTGATCTCGTCGGCATTAGCCCGCAATATGTTAATATGCTCGAGCGTGGGTTAAACAATGACGGAAAACCGATTTCACCAACCATAACGACATATCATAAAATAGCAGTTGGCACCGGGATAACCGAAAACGAATTATTAGCTATGCTCGATGATACTGTCAAAATTAACCCTAAAGCAGAAAAAGCAAACGATTCCGAGATCATGAGAAAATATAACGCTCTCGACGATCATGGCAAAAAAGTCGTAAATCTTGTCTTAAATGCAGAGCATGAGCGTTGTGTTGGCAAGTCGGTCGCAGATCTCCCAGAAAAGAAAACTAAGGTTATTCCACTCTTTCCCGCTGCCGCAGGCCCGGGAGAGCCGATGGACACCACGGCCATCCAAGAGTATGAGGTGGACGCCGATAGTAAAGCGCAATTTGCCGTCAGGATCAGCGGCGACAGCATGGAGCCGGAGCTGCACGATGGTGAGATAGTGCTCTGCAAAGCACGCCGGGCTCAGATCGGGGAATTTGCGGTTATCATGGTTAACGGCTTCTTGCTCGTAAAGCAGTACATCGAGGACTGTTATGGTAATTTCTATCTCCGGTCTTACAATCGTGACCGCAAGGATCTCGACTATGATCACTACAACTTTAGCAATGACACAGTAACCGGCTACGGCGTTGTTATTCACCGGAAAGTGCCCTTGGTGCACGAGTGAAAACGGCATGACCATTTAAGGTAGGGTAATTACACCATGAAATGCAGACATCAAAATTTGCCCTTGGGGGCGGTGTTCTGTCCTTGGTGCGGGGAGCGGCTGGTTAAGGAGCGGGGAGCGGTCAAAGTGCCGCCACCCAGGCTTCTCCCGTCCGGCACTTACTTTAACCAGCTCACCGTCAACGGCAGCCGGATCTCCGTGTCCGGCGAGACGGAGGAAGAGTATTACACCAAGGCCAGAGCGGCCAAAATGGGCCTGCTCAAGACGAAAAAAACCGCCCCCAAGATGACATTGGGAGCGGTGATAGATAAGTATATTAAGGAAAACGACGGCGTGCTCAGCCCGTCGACAATTAATTCCTATAAGAGTTATAGGAAAACAAGATTCAAAGCATACTTGGAAAAAGACATATCAAAGATTAATTTTCAAGCCATGATTAACGAGGAAGCCAAACACGCCAAGCCCAAAACCGTGGCCAACGCCTGGCGGCTTGTTACCCCGGCCCTCATAGCTGCGGGGATGGATCCTCCGGAAGTCACCCTCCCCAAAGCCGCAAAGGCGGAGCGGCCTTGGCTTGACTATGAGCAAATCCAAGTGTTTATCAATGCAATCAATGGCAAAAACTTTGAAATTGGCGCGTTATTGGCTCTCCATAGCCTCCGGCGCTCTGAATTGCTCCACCTAACCAAGGATGATATTGATTTAGAGAATGAGCTTATCCACATCCGTGGGGCCAGCGTCTGGACAAGCTCCGGCCTAACGGATAAGGATACCAACAAAAACAAATCCTCCGCCCGGATCGTGCATATCATGATACCACGCCTTAAAACGCTTTTAGGGCCTCTACAAGGCCGCCTAGTTACCACCTATCCAACTACCCTCTATAGCCAGATCAACGGCCTCTGTGAGTCTTTGGGCTTGCCAAAAGTGGGCGTGCATGGCCTCCGGCATAGTTTCGCTTCATTGGCCTATCATCTCGGATGGAGTGAGCAAATGACAATGTTGGAGGGCGGTTGGAGCAATCCCGCCATAGTGCATGAGATCTATACCCACCTAGCGGCCAAGGATGTAACCGCCGACATAGAAAAAATGAAGGCATTTTACACCGGAACAAATAAACCAAAAACCCAAAATTAACCCTAAAAACCGCTAAAATTACTAACGGATTTGCTAATGAATCCCGGAGCCATTGAAAATAGGGCGGTATAGAATCTTTGCATGGGTTCGAGTCCCGTACGGGTCACCAAAAGAAAAAGCTTAGAAAATGTTAAGTTTTCTAGGCTTTTTTCTTTTTCTATATAACTTTCAACTTAAAAAGTGATGAGTCTTATTTAAAAGAGATGGTAATAAATGCCAAAAATACCCCGTTTTTAGCACAAAAAAGCCCCTCAAAACACATCAAATTGCTAATGAAATTACTAATGAAAAAGCCGGAGCGAGATCTCTCCCACTCCGGCAATTTCTTACTTATCCTTATTGTATTGAGCGGTGCTGATCCCAAGCAGAGCGCCGAGGAGCGTGCATACCACTGCGGTGGTCTTGGCCACCTCGTCGGCATAAGGCCAGCCCCAGATCGAGGCGAGGCCAACATAAGCGGTTGCCAGGGCCGGGAGAACGATCATCGTCTCCCACTTGAGAATGTCGTAAAGTTTGTCAGGGAGCTTCATGCTTTTAACCTCCATGCGCTTTTTCGTTTAGGTGCTTTTCAATCTTGTTGATGGCCTCGGAGACAGGGCCGTTAGCGCCTTGCTCACGGAGGCCTTTAAGACAGGCTAAAATACCATAAGTGAGAATGGCCTGCTCTTCTTTGATTTCTTTGATCTCCTTGTCCTGTTTCTCTTGCCGCTGGACGAAATCATACACCTTGTTATACTTCCCCAAAACAGTAGTTATAGCGGTCAGGACAGCCGCAATAGTGACCAGCGTTTGCCATGAGAGAGTAACCATTACTTTCCTCCCTCCCATGTCATTCTCATGCCGTCCCCAAAGTCAAAATAAGCATCGATAAAGGTCTTGGAATAACGACCGTCCACATTGTCTAAATAGCCGTTCTCCTTGAGGACGAGCTGCAAGGCCGCAATAGACGCATTGATCGGGAACACCGGCTCGGCTTTCTTCTCTTCACCCACCAGGCGCTCGAAGCGCTCGCTCTTAACCTCGTCCACATCGACAGCTCCGTAATAGCCGGGGAAAGCGCCACAGTCGGTTTTCTGCCAAAGGTCGCACGGGATCTCCGGTTCCTTACCATAGTGGGCCACCCAGATCGTGCTATCTTGGAAGTCTTCCGGCGAGAGCCTGCTCCATGCATTGTACTCGCTGCCGTAGATGCCAAAATCATAACCAGCCGCCTGCACGGTCTTCATAAATGCCGTAACCGTCTGCTTGAGCTGTTCTTTCGGGATCTGCATCTGGCCGGTTGTTTCGACATCCATATAGATGCCCAGCTGGAGCGGGCGGCCTTTGAGGAGGGAGAGAGCGTAAACCGCCTCCGCCTGGGCCACGCTTGCGTTGGTGGCATGGCTAAAGACATAAGCCCCGACGGGAATGCCGTTATTCTTGGCGTCTTCATAAAACCGATCAAAAGAAGCGTCCGGGATGCCTCGGCCCTCGCTCAGCTTGAGGATGGCGAAGGAATAGCCGCCGGTTTTGAGAAGCGGGAGGGCAAGTCCCTCCTGATAATGGGATAGATCTACACCTTTCATTATTTTCGCCTCCAGAACAGGACGAGCATGGCGAGAGCCAAATACAGAAACGGCAACGCCAGATGTATTTCAGGGCCGAAAGCAAATGCTCTCCAACCCAGCGTATCGATCTCGGCGATAAGCTCCCGCCACATCATCAGTCCTCCGTCAGAAGCCCACTCAGGGCTTTTTCGTCATCGTCTTCCATTATTCGGTCGGCTCAATGTCTGCGATCTTGCCAAAGGCATACCGCTCTACCAGTGTGCCGTCCGCAGTGCAGATGGTGACAGTCTGGAGCTGTCGTGTTTCGCCAGTCGGGCCAGTGAAGGTGCTTGCATTGGTAAAAGCATCACTGCGTGCCCTGTTGAGAGTTTTATCGATATCATTGTTGTAGTGCTTGCTGTCGTATGTCGTGGGATAGCCATCCAGAATGTGGTAAGACCCAGCAGCATCTACGACTCTGGCATAGACCTCAAAAATCTGTCTTTTCATGCTTTGGTAGCCTCCTCAATTTTTCGGTTAATATACTGCTCAAGTGTAATTTCGGTGCAGTTTGCGCCGGGGACGATCTTGCACCCATCAGGGATGACAGCGGTCGCCTCAAACATTCGGCCTTGGATGGAGATCAGCTCCCCGGTCTGGTAGTTGCGGGACGCGGTGAAAAACTCCTCCTGACTAGCCATCTCGTTGTGATCTTCTGGCTGTTCCACTTGTGGAGCGTAAACAACCACGCCGTCCACCAGCTTGTAGTTGTAGCCGCCATCAGTGGTCAGCCCTTTGGGGCAGTAAAGCACCCTCGCATACTTGTACAGCTCTCCCGTTCCTTCGTCCACCTTGAGCCAGCCGTTGGTGGTCTGGAGGAATGCAGATGACTCGACAGCCGTGACATAGTTGTCGATATTGAGCTGGACGAAAACACCCCATGTCCCCTCAACATCTGCCATTGCCATTCTGTCATACTGGCTACGAACAAAGGCCAAGAAGTTGTCCTCTTGCCCGGTGATCTGTCTGATACGGGCGGCAAGTTCTGTGTCTGTCATGTCACACCTCACTCAAGCCAAATATTGTGGATGGTAACGGTTACATCCATACCGTAGTTATTGCCAATCAGCACCCACTTATTGCCGGAAATAGAGGAGATGTCAACTGCAACAACTGCCCCAGTAACACCAGTACTGCCCGCATAGTCTCTCAACAGCGCATGGGCTGACAACTGATCGCCCCAGTAGGTCGCAGTCCATAGAGATTCAAGGCCAAAATAAATATGACCATTTGTTGAAGTCATCGGCGTAATGTCTAGCAACGCCTTGAGCGTTGTGTAATTCGTCATGTCTATCGAATTGACAGTACGCCAATAGCCAGAACCAGAATGGAAGGTGAGCAACGCTTTGTCATCTTGGTACACAATATCCGGCGCTATTGGCGTGAAACCAGAACCGCTGAAATACTGTCCCCGCACTTCGTAACCACCAGTTACAGCATCCATCGTATTGCCCTGATGATACAACCAATCATAATAGGTGAGTTCAATCTCATACTCTTTGTTGGCTGTTATCAGAACCGTGCCGCTTGCCGTGTTCGTCCCATCCGTTGCCGTGATCGTCCAAGGTGTGGTGCTGTCAAACTGGGCCGGGGTGAAGACAAAAAGCGCAATGTCATAATCCGGGTAAGTTTCAGATACCCACATCATTGGGGTGAGCGTCATGCCGCCCTTTGTCGCTGTGACGGTAGAGCCGGAGGGGATTCTGGCAACAAGCACCGCACGATTTCCGGGGATGCCAGAACCGCCGCCGCCCACCATGTTCATCGTCAAACTCATGCGCTCACCATCCTTACGATGTTCACGGTCAGGTTGGTATCGGGGACAGCATCTTCAGAGCAATGGAAAGTCATCTGTCCGTCTACAGTCACATCATCGGCGTAGACAAGTGACTCCATGTATTTGCTTCTTGCCGCCGAATTGGGCGTGACGATGTACGCAAAGCCGGACGCGAGGAAATTGGCATTGCTGATCGTCTGCAAGGAATTGCTCCAACCAGAGGACAGCAGAGTGATGGTAAAGGACAGGGCGGCGTAATCCGTGCCCTTTGTTGCCGCAGACACAGCGCCATTGCCCGTGCCTTTGAGCATCCCGCTTGCGTTAATCTTGGCCTGTTTGGTTGCCAGTTCCGTGCTGATCTTGGAGGATGACCACGCCTTGTTGGATGCCACATCCTCGTCATCAATCAGGGCATCAGAGTAGGCAATTGGGCCGTTGTTGACCCATTCGTTGTGGATGCCATCGTAAACGTAGACATCATAAGGGCTTTCCGTGCCGATGCCGTAAGCGTCACCGCTCTGGGGTAGCTGTTGCAACCACTCTTGCAAATCTTCAAGCGTGTCAAAGTAGCCAAGGATTTTGAATGTCGAGTTCGCTTCACCAGCACCGATGTTCGCACGGGCGGCGGCTTTTTGGGAAGTCGTGAGATTCTGGTCGGCATTGAACCGCACAGCGCCCAGAAGCGTTGCTTCGATCTCATCGCCAGAAAGCGAAGAATAATAGTAGTTTTCTGACATAATTCACCTCTCAGTAGTAGATAATCGCACAGCCGTAGTTCCCGGCAGAACCGTCAGAACCTTTGCCGCCTTTACCCGGAGGGCCTGATTCCGTGCCGATGACGCTTGTGTATGCGTAGTTCCAATATTCCGTAGAGTGCCCAGCACCACCACCGCCGCCGCCGTTGCCGCCGTTGCCGCCGTTGCCGTAATTCGGGGACGGGAGGCTTGCAGGGACAGCATCCGCGCCGTTTCCTGGGTCGCCCCATTCTGTTGGGCCAGTATAACCGACAGCATCACCGCCGTTTTCGCCGGGAGCCGCCGCACCACCGCCACAAGCTGACAAATAGATTTTAAGATTGCCAGAGATGCCAACCGTGTTGCCGGGGATTACCGCGCGTGAACCGGCCACGCCGCCGGTGTACAACGTGCCAAGATACTCCACATCTTCACCGGGTTGTGCAACGGATTCTTCGCCCGTTGTGTGCGAATAAACATCACCGTCGCCGCCTGCGCCGCCCGCAGTTCCGTCAATGCCGGGATAGGCATAAATGTCGCCGTTCAAAATGTCAAAATAACCGAAGCTGTTTGGTGCGCCGTCAGCAGATGAATAATTGTAATACTGTGACCGAAGCACAGAATCATTGCCGGAGTTGGAAAGCGTGATCTCGGTCAAGCCGGTAGCGTCAAGTGTGACGATCAGGATATTGCCGCCGATGCCGCCCGTGCCTGGTGCGCCGCCCCTGCCACCTCTGCCACGGCCCGTTACAGTACTGGAAGAAATTCCATCCTCACCGTCTGCACCCGGCGTGCCATTCTGTCCCCTGCCGATCAAGACGATGCGGACAAGCGGGGTTTCCTTTTCAAAAACATCTTGCGGAATTGTCCAGGTTTCGCTTGCGCCTTCAGGCAGGGGAATCAAAACCCTGTCGGTGTACGCCTGCCCCTGCCCGGTCGGCCGATAGTTCAGCAGAAACCGGCACGTTGCCCGTGCGAAACTGGTAACGGATTTGCTCATCTTGACGATGTAACCCGTCATGACTTCGTTGTACGGGTTTTCTGTACTGTAAAGATAGCCGCACTTTTCGTTTTCGACTTTGATGTCCTGTTCAACACGGGTTGCGTTGAAATAGTATTCTGACAGGCGGGAAAGCACGTTGTCGGCGTTGATAAACGTGACAAGCGTAGCGTCCTGAACAGAAACAACTTTTTCGACGGGTGCGTTTGGATTCGTCTTGCTGACAAGCCGAATGTTGTGAACGTAAGGTTTGCCGGAAAGAATGCCTGAACCGGACACAACGGCAAAATTCGCGTGTGTTGAACTGATTGTCAAATTGCCGGTTGAACAGTAGATTGATGCGGGGTAAATCGGTTCGTCGAAGATGATCATTGCGTCCGTGACGCTTTCGTCTGCGCTGTTATCAAACAGCGTGACTTCTTCAACGTTGGGGTCATAGTGGTAAGAATGTTCGTTTACCTCGACTAGACTGGCAGGCTCATCATAAATGACAGTGCCGCCGACAAACACACGGTCTGTCGGGATCGGTCTGGCCTGCGCTTCTTCGGGGAATGTGAAGAACATCGCGCCGGAATCACCAAGGACAATTTCAACACCGTAGGCCGTCAAAAGCTGATACAGATTGTTGCGTTTGGTATCGTAAGGCAACCAACCATAAACACGCTGCACAGCGACAACGCCGTCCACAACGTAGTTGTAATCATTGCCCAGGATCTCCGCAACAACATCCTGAAAATACTGCCCCTGATAAATGCCGCCCCTGTGATATTGCTTGTCTAACAGGCCGATTGCGCTGATGGCGTGGATCTTGTACCACGCCCGCGCAACCCTTTCCACCGTCTTGACATAAAAAACGCCTGCCACTTCGTTGCCGGAGTAGTAGACGATTTTTGTGCCGTAAGGCAACAAGCGAATGTCATAATTCTGTTTGGTGCAAAGAACAAGCCCGTCAGAACTTAAGAAACCATCGTAATCGGTCGGCTTGAATACATAAGGCACCCAAACATAATAATCAACGGTCGCCTCAAACTGGTTGATATACAGTTCTTCGCCGACAAGCGAAACGGAAGTATCAGAGTTTACCGCTATGATTTCGGCGTTTTCAAATGTGACAATGGGGTTGTCTTGATCGTTACCGATAACGATTCTGTTGGAGATAGCCTGCATCACAGTTCCTCCAACCGAAATGAAATGCCATCCCATACGGCGGCAAGTTCACCTGCAACCGGCATTTCCTTCAGGAAAGACGCGCTTTGATCAACCGGGTGCATGGTTTTTGTAACATTGCCCTGCATGGGGTCATCATAGTTGACCGTGACGGGGGTGGTTGAGATAGCGCCAAGAAGCGTCATCACCTGGGCATAAGTCAAGGGGATGCAAGTAATTTCAAGATCCGCTTTTACGCCAAGAATGTCCATCTGTTGCACGCCTGCCAGGGTGGTGCCCTCGTTGTTCCCGTGAACATAGCGGTAAGACCATGACAAGCCCTTGTATTCGATGAAATCAGAAATATCAACGCCGTTGATGATGACGGGGGAGATTAAAGTCATACGCGCCACCCCTTACACTTTAATCAGGCGCAAACCGTGATCATTGCCAACGGCCTGCTGATCTTCAAACGTAGAGCGGGCAAGTTCCTTACCATTGACAAACAGCTTTATAACACGGTTGTCGGGTCTGGCCGCAAGCGCCGCCGCTAGCCTGTTGTAATCAATGCCCGCCGCCTGAGTAGAAGAAACCGCAGGGCCTGCGTTTGCCGCTCTTGCGTAGTCATAACCGGCAACATCCACCATGCCGTTGATCGTCTTGGTGAGCTGCGGCGTTTCGTCCTCGATGCCGACGCTCACGCCTGCGGGAATCCATTTGCCAACTTGATCGGCAAAGAGTTTTGACGGGGAACCGATGCCAAGGGCATTTTTCGCTGACTGCAAAGCGTCGCTTGCAAGCTGCTTCAGGGCATCCCACAACGCCGTCGCGGCAGAATCAAGGCCGCGAATAATACCATCAATGATGTCTTTGCCCAGGCTGTTCCAGTCAACGCCCTGGAACGCCGTCACAAACTGCGAAAACAGGTCGGGAATCATGCCGATCAGCGTAGGAATTGCGGAAATTGCGCCCGCTGCCAGTTCGCCAAGCAATGAAATGCCGGTTTCAAGAATCTGGGGTAGATTCTCAACAACGCCCGTGATGAACTGCATTGCGGCCTGAAGGCCACCGCTCAACAACTGCGGAAGGGCCTGAACGATTCCGTTTAACAGTGTGGTGAGAATCTGAAAGCCCGTTGTAAGAAGTTGCGGCAGGGCCTGAACAATGCCCATCAACAGCGTCGGAATAAGAGTAGTCGCCGCAGTAATGAGCTGCGGAAGGGCCTGCATAAGCCCCTGCACAAGCCCCTGAATCATTGTCATGCCGCCGGTCAAAAGCATTGGCAATTGCGTTGTAATGCTTGTCAGAAGCCCTTGAATAAGTGCTGTCGCCGCAGGGATCAGCGACGGGCCGACAGTAGTCATCAAACCGGTCAGAAGCGCAGGCAGTTGCGTAACAACGTTTGTGAGCATCCCAACAACGTTTGTAAGGACATTGCCGACGCTTGTGCCGAAGTTGGTCATTGCCGCCTGAAGGCCGTTGCCGGTTGTCATGGCCGCAAGAAGGTTTGTCCAACTTGCTTTCATAGCGCCGACAGAACCGGTCAAGGTTGTCTTTGCTTCATCTGCCGCAACGCCTGTCAAGCCAAGTTCGCCCTGAACGGCGTGGATTGCGTTGTAAACATCGCCAAGGTTGTTGATGTCGTACTTTACGCCGGTGAGTTTTTCAGCATCAGCCAAAAGCCGTTCCATTTCGGTTTTGGTGCCGCCATAGCCTAATTTCAGGTTGTCAAGCATGGTGTAATTCTGCTTTGCAAACCCCTGATAAGCCGCCTGCACAGAACTGATGTCGGTGCCCATCTTGGCAGAGTTGTCGGCCATGTCCATGATGGCGGTGTTTGCCGCCTCCATGGCCGCGACAGTATCACCGCCGTATGCCTGTTTTAGGGCCGCGCCGAAGCTGACAGCTTGTTCCGCGTAACTGTTCGCGGAAATGCCTGCCGCTGCCGCCTGAACGGCGTATTCCTTTGCGCCGCTTGCGGCTTCGCCGTAAATTGTTTCAAGGCCACCAAATGACTGTTGTAGGTCGCCGCCCGCAGACAAGGCATCTTTCAAAACCTTGCCGACTGCCGCAACCGCAAAAACCTTCTTGAAACCGCCAAGAAGTTTTGAACCTAAATTCTGCCCGGCGCTGTCTCCCGCACCGCTTGCGCCGTTCAATTCTTTTTGAATACTTCCTGAAATGCCTTTGGCGCTTGGCACAATCTGAACGTATGCTTTGCCAAGGTCTGCCATTATCATCCCTCCAGTTGGGATTCCCGCCATTTGCGGAAGTCCTCAGCGCTGTCAAACCCTCCAGAACTTGCGGGGCTTTCCCCTATAAGCTGTTCAAGGATTGACTTTGGCGGTGTTTTCCCGCGACGGGCCTTTTGATCTAAGAGCTGCCACGAAATAACACGAACTGAATCTGCTATCATGGCAAGGAGCAACGTGTCAAGCGGCCATTGTACGCCGCTCATTTTTCGCATAATGCGTGAATTTGGCCCAAGCCCTGCGGCAAGCGTCGCCGCCGTTTTAAGCGGCAGGGAACGCCAGTCATAAACATGGTAAGTCTCGGCGAAGTCGCAAATCAATGCTCCCTCGTCAAGACTCACCATGCGGGCAAGGGCTAGGAGTTTTTTACTGCGTCCCCTCCGCCCTGCATGATTTCAGCCAGGGCATCAGAAAAGACCGCAATCGGCACGCGCCCGCCGTGGGCCTTTGCGATGTGGTCATAAAGCGCAGTTTTCTGCTCTTTCCCAAGCAGAAGTTCGGCCAAACGTGAGCCGCCTGAAAGTCTGTCGAATTCCGGGGTGTTTTCATCGTTGACTATGACAATCAAGTCAAGCACCCGCATATCATCGGCGTTTGTTTCGTCAAACGCGAATTTGAACCCGGTGCTTGTGGTGCCTGTTTTCATATCCTCGCCCTCCTATGATCAGGTCGCCGTCTTGATATACTCGTAATGCTGGACGCCGTTAGTGCCCGGCAGGGCATTGAGCGTCAGCTCGTAACCGATGGGCTCATCGTCCTTATAGACGATCTCGCCGAGCTCAGACATGGAGCCGTTGGGGATAACGACACGCTTCATAGCGCCGCCCTTAAGCACCATATCAATGACATAGCAGGCGTCCACTCTCTGCTCCGCAGTAGCCTGCACCGTGATGGTGCCAGCCTGGCTATCGACGGTGACCTTGCTGTCGCCATAGATAGCCTTAAGGACATTGGAGTTAAGAGACTCGATGAGAGTCAGCGTCCACTCGTCGGTCATTTCATTCTGGACAACGAGGACGGTGGCACCGCCCCAGGCCTTGATCGTGTCGGAATCGGGAGTATTGTTATTGGTGACGCCATCCTCGGAGACATAACCGAGCTCGAGGAAAGCGGCGTCGAGTGCGGTGGTGGCGTCGGTCGGCAAGGTGCTGCCGAGGGGGGCACGGAAAACCGCTCCGGCGACTTTCGGCTTGCCAGTCGACACATTAGCGACATTGGGCATAATGTTTTACCTCCTAAAACGAAAATACAACCTCAAAGACCGCTTGATATCTCGGGCGCTTCTTGGTTGTGTCTGTAAAATTATATGTGGTGTCTAAATGACACTTTGAGATTTCAGACTCCTCGACAGATCTTTTCATCGTTGCGATAACCGTTTGGTTGAGCTCTGCGGCCTCCGCCCGGGTCGGTGCCCAGCTCTGCACCGCAATATCGGCTCTCGTAATGAGATTCTCCTCACCACCGCCGACTTGCTCAACAGTAACAAAACGCTCCGGGGCCGGTTGCGGCTCGTCGCCGTATGCTTGCACCCCAACGAGGTTCTGATTAAGATAACTGATAAAAAACTGTTCTGGGGTCATACTTTCACGCTCCTCTTGGCTTTCTCCAAGATGTTTTCTTTCCGGTTCTTATAAAACGCATGAGCAGATCCGGGCCGGACGGTGGCGGCGACACGATTAGCGCCCATTTTAACCTCGGCATTATATTCAAGCCCTCCGGAAATATCGGAGGCGCTGGATGCAACTTGCTCCGCCGCATCTGCTATAATGCTTTGCATCTCCCCGCTCTGGAGCAGCTCCCGTACGCCTGCCGTATTAAGTTCAAACCGAATCTTACTCATAACGCTCTACCATGACGACGGAGCCCCACGGCCCGGGGATATTAGCCTGGTTGGCGGTTTCGGGAAAGCCAAAAGTCTTAAAGGTCTGGCCCCAAAACTCAACAACCGCATCCGTCCAATCGTGGGCGTCGCCCTTAGGGATGCCCAGAGAATAGGCGAGGCGCTTGCCATAGAGATCTAACGCTCTGGTTTCTGCCTCGCTCTCCGGCCTGCCGATAAGGATGCCGGTTACAACCGCTGTGTCATCTGCATAAACCGGATTATTGAAAGCATCGACGCTTGTCTGCGTCTTTACATGGAGCGTTACGTTGTCTGTGTGGAATTTCCAGGCCATAGCTTCACCGCCCTAATGCCTTGACGCAAAAGACCAAGGCGCTTGAGATCATTATTCATGATAGCGCCCGCAATGCCACCGCCGGGGACGGCGTAGGTGCCGCTCCAGCTAAATCCAAGGCCGCTCTGGCTCTCCTGAGTCATAGCGTCGCCATTGGTATCCTGGCGGAGCACTCGTGCAGTTACATCGACGGTCACGAGTTTAACAACGCTTTCGTAACTCGCATCCGCTGCCACCATCTGGTCGAGATCTTTCCCGACCTTGACGGCCTCCTGTCTGAGTGCATCAGAAATAAGCGGGAGCAAAGCGTCGGCCCTTGTTGTCTCTTCAACGGTCAAAGGACGCCAAAGAGTTGCCAGATCCTCAACGGTTGCATAAGCTGTCATTTTGCTTTAGCCCCTCTCGTTTTAACCGTTTTTGCCGGTTTCTTGGATGCCTCATCCACTTGTGGAGGAGTGGAGGTTTCCTCCACCCTCTCCCAAGCGCCGGACATCTCAGACGGGACATCGATAACGACGCCCAGTTTGATATGCCGGTACCGCATATTAGCGGATGATGGCGAAGCTGTCGGGGGACAGGATGCCCCAGCCGATATACGCCTCGGCACGGAGCAGCACCTCGTTGTACTGCTTGAGGTCGTGGCCAGCGCCGTCAGGATCACCGTACTCGATAACCTCGAGGGGGACATTGACGGAATAGCCCCAACGGAAAGCACGACCGAAGTCGCCCACGATGGCCATGTCGGTGGGGGAGCCAACGGCGGCGCCGGTGTAGTTCACGGTGCCATTGACATCGGAACGCAGGCCAGCAAAACCGTCAGGATTGGCACCGAAACGGAACTCGGGGAACTGCACAACGCCGTTAACCTTGAGGTTGCCCATGGCAGCACCGAAAGCGGGAGCCATAGCAATGCCATCGACAGAACCGCCAGCGGCCTGGATAGCGGCCACGGCGCTCTCGATGTTGTTGTCAGGAGCGGTAGAATCATAAGTGATGATAGCGCCGCCGGTCAGCAGATCGTCGAAGTTGTAGGGAGCCAGAGCCGCAATGTCGGCCTTGGTGGCGGGGTCAATGCCGTGCATAGCGGCAATGTCGAAGCCACGGCCAATGACACGAGCAAAGCCGTCAGCAAAGGCCTCGAGGTAGTTGAGGCGGCTCTCAGCGTTCTTAACGAACTCGTCAGAGACTCTCTGCTGATAAACGAACTTCTGGGGACGGATCACAACAGGATTAACAGCAGCGTTACCGGCGGGCTTGGGAGCGCCCTCGGCGACCAGAGAAGCCTCGCCAGCGTTGGAGAAGACCATAACAGTCTCGCCATTAAAGGGGATGGGGCGGGCGGCGCTCAGACGGGCCAGAGCAGAGTGGCCGGTCACGGCGTTAAACATTTCGGAAACCAGAGTGGTGGGGAACTTAGTCCCAGCAAGAATAGTAGCCATTATTTATCTCCTCATAAATTAGATTTTGGGGTCGACCATGGACGCCGCAAGCGCCGCAAGTGCCGACCGATTGTTTGCCCCGGACGACTGCCCAGGCTCAGTAGTGCGGAGAGGCGGGGCGCTGGCCGGACGCATAAAGCCCGTCAGGGTCTTAGCATCTGCAAGCAGCTCCTCCTCGTTTTCCCCGTTCAGACGGTTGGCCAATTCATACGGGAGCCCGGCCTCATGCGCAATTTTGGCCTTAAGCAGAGACATCTCCGCTTTGGTAGCTCTCGCCGTAAGGTCGGCGACTGTCTGATCGTGTCCGGCATTTTTCTCTTTTTCGGTTTTCAGCTCTTCATTGAGCTTCTTGATCTGCCCCTCGAAGTCCTGCGCAACCAGCTTGTCGTATTTCTCGGCCTTTTCTTTGGCCTCGTCAAAGCCTGCGTATTTCTTCTCTGCGGCATCTCTTTCCCGCTTGAGTCTCTCGCCGATGATAATGTCGAGATCTTCCTGAGTCTCGATGGCCTTAAACGCCATAATTCAAACCTCCCATTTAACCGTTGGTCACGTGATTTATTGCATTAAAAAAGCACCCTTGCGGATGCTCGTTTAATACCTGACTCTTTGCTTCTTTACCACCTTGGCGGTTGCACATAACCAAACCGCCAAAACAGCACTATCTAAAATTGCGATATCCAAGCTATCATCAATTGACTTATAACCAAAACCGCCGTTAGAACCAATCGGGCGGTGGTCACAATGCGTTATAACTTCCTTTAGCGTATTCTGCCCGCTATGGCAAAGCGTCTTAGCGTAAAACTGTTGTTCAAAGACAGCACCGGCGGCGACAACCTCTGCCACGGTAGGTAAAACAGGCTTGATAAATCCTCGGTCTTGCATCTCCTTAGACAAGAGGGCTTGACCGTTCTGCCCGTCGATGGCAACCGCAACCACATTAGGATTATGGAAATACTGATAAAGCCATCCGTTGCCCGCCCGGATCGGTGAGCAATCGATGGCCTCAACAAATATTTTCCCGTCTGCGGTTTTGGATGCAATGGAGAGTGCCACATTCTTTCCGTCTTTGCCGTACTTAACAGCGAGGTAACGCTCTTTCTGGAGCGTCGGGAAAGATTTGGCCTTGAGCTCGTCCCACTCCGCCGGGGAGAAAACGGATTTTTGATTATAGGAGATCCAGACACCGAGCCTTTGGATACCAAAGTCGATCAAGTCGCCTTTAAACTCCTGTTTTACATTGCGCTCGGTGAGGATGTAACCAAGAGAGGGATTAGTCTTTGCCCAGAGCTCCGGATCTAGCGGCTCCGTCGGGATATCTTCCAGGCTCCACTCCGCCCACCCGGTAGCGTCTAGCTGCCCCTCGATGGCCTGCTTGCGCATCTTGGGGAAAACATTGCCCGCCGAGATAGCCGTCGGCGGCGTGCCGGTAAAAATGGTTTGTGGATTCTTGGAGTCTGAAACGGTATAGACAAGAGCGCTTTGCTGTTTCTCGGTGTACTCTTGGGCCTCGTCGATGATCAGCAGATCAAAGCCCTCGCCAAGGCCTCCGTTATTGGTTCTGGTGCGGAAGAAAATCGTCCCTCCGCCGGTGAGCTGGATGCTTTCCAACCCGTATTGCTTGGATGCGAAAAAGGAGCGCTCCGGCATTTTCTTCTTTTTCCGGGTGCACTCCTGATAACCAGCGTCGTTAAGAAGCTGATAAAGACGCCGGAAAGCGCTGTTACTTGTGGTGGTGCGGTGTGCTGTATGACACATCCGCTCCCCGATCTCAAGGCCATAAAGCTCCCGCATGGCAATGACTTCATTTTTACCATTGCGGCGAGGCACCTCTAAACCATAATTCATATGGACATAAAGCCCATCCTCATTAATGGCTAGGATGTCGTTGATTTGCTTCTCTTGCCAAGGGAGGGCGGTGCGGCCCGTGCTGTTGTAAAGCTCGACCGCTTGGTCACCAAATGACCGCTCATAAGGTAGCGTGACGGCAGTCGTGGGGGTTTGGCTCCCGGTAATGGTCGCCATTCTCACAACCTCCGCTTGTTAGTTTTGTAATCTTGCTTTTCTCGCTCGGTTTGCTCTCGCTGCCTCCTCTTGTAGCGCCTTATCAAATTCGGCGGCCTCTTGAGGAGTGCGTCGGAACGGTGCCGAGTCTTGGACATTCTGGAGAGCCTGCCCGGTATCTGTATACCAACGCTTTGAGTAAACATCTTGTCGGAGTTTGCCACGAGAGAAAGTCACCGTACACCGGCAGCTTTCATGGCGTTGGAAAATCTCCGGCGGCTGGTCGCCGTCGTAAAGATACTCACCGGCGAGGCCCTGGCACCAATCGCACGGCACCTCATAGCGCCGTTTTTTCGATTGCCGGATCTCGAAAGCGCCTAGCTTGCGGATGATCTTGGATTCTAACCCAACCTCCGCAGACACTCGAGCATTTTCCCGCATATAATCATCGGAAAAGCTCTCCGTTATATTGACAATCGGCTCCCCGAGCCACCGCTCTGGGTTAACCGTATCGTCTACGATTTTTTCGATTAGTCCTCTCGCCCGCTCTTTTGGCCACGGTGCGATCACGGAATTTAGACCAATTTCGGCGGCCTCGTCCACAATTTTCTGGATTTCCACCGCCGCCTGGTTAATCAGGTCGTAATTCTCTCTCAGGGTCGTGTTGAGCACCCGCTCGACGATGTTCCAATAATAAACGCCGCCGGGCATCATGTCCTGAGTAAAGTTGCCAAGCAGAGCACCGGAGAGCGCCTCACCGTAAATAACGGACAAAGCATGGACATCCGCAAGGCTTGCGGTGCCATCTCGAACCCTGTTAGCAATACGCAGATACCTTTGGTCTGAATCTATTGCCGTCCGGAAAGCCTTTTCGATTTTACTCAGCAGGCCCGGGACAATATCACCGGCCATTTACATCCGCCCTTTCTTAAATTCCGGTCAGCTCGTAGATCTTGTCCTCGTCCATGTAATTGGGGTAATTTGCCGCAATCTTGCCCAGAGCGTCCCCGATAGCGCCCAGCATGGACGCATCGGCGGGGAACGGTGGAGCCCATTGTAGCTTGGTATTGTAAAGCTGCTGACGGGAGTACTTGTAATTATCCCGGATGCACGCAGCCAAGAAAGCCGCATTAAGCAGGCCAACGCCAAAGGAATCGTGGGCGGCCTTGACGGAAAGCCTGAGATTCTCGTGGGCGGCCTTAATAGCCTCCTCGCTCGACGGGTTAGCAGACGCAAAGCCCAGATCGTCCAAGGTGAGTCCCATCTCACCGGCAAACAGGCTTGCAAACATCCGGAGCTGCTCAACATGAGGCGTCATGCTCTGCTGACTGAACTGCCCGACCTTAACCTCGTTCTGGCCGTTGCTGTTCATGTCAAACTGCATCATAGCAGACATGGCAGCCGCCCACTTGTCGAGATCTTGTTCGGCGGTGGGATCGAGGCCGGTAACCCACTTTTGCGGGAACGAGTAGAACTCAGCGGAAAGCTCACTCCGCTTGATCGTCCTTAAGGCGCTGCCGGTGTGGCTCATGCACGCCCGAGTTATTCTAGCATGGCCAAAAGGCCTATTAGCGTCCGGACGGTGGATCACGGGCACCAGGCACGGGAACGGGGCTTTATTCTTTCTCCAATCGACCAACATACCTTTTTCATAATATGCCGTATAGTCGAAAGTGAAATAAGCCTCTTTTACCGGCTGGAGTAGATCGTCCCGCTCAAGAATCGCATAACCCTCCGTCAACATCCCCGTGGTCGGGTCGATGATGCCGGTGGCATTTCCGCCGTCGATGGCCTGCAATCTGGGATAGCCCTGCTCGTCCTCCGTGACATAAATAAAATCACATCCAGAAATGAGAGCCCCTTTCCAGAGAGCCGGGAGCAGAATGTCCCGATTGTTAAGGTTGAGGATCTCCTCGAGCCCGAAAAGATCATCCTTAAACTTGCGGAACTTAATGCGGTCTGCCATGGCGTCAACGCCCTTTGCGCACCAACCTACAACAGCGTTCCAATGTTGGAGCTCCGGCGGGGAGCTGATCCCAAAATCAAAGGTCAGATTTCGCATATCATAATAGCCATACCGCATCCGGATGCGGGGTTCGAGCATCATGAGCTTGTTTTTAAGGTAAGCAAGTCCGTATTCCATGTTAACCATCTCCTATGGTTTCGAATTTAAGCGAGATATTTGTAGA